CATGAGCTGACTACTGTCGGGCATGGTTCTGCGCGCTCACAAGGCCGGATCGACCGGCGTGTCGTCGCTGACCGGCGGAGTTGCGGTTTCGAAGCTTGGAACGAGCCAAGAATTTTCAGATTCCGTGTAGGACCACATACCAAACTCCTTGATATGGACGTCCTCCCTAATGCCCTGTTATGCTGCAGCGCACACAAACAAGATAAGCCGTAATTATGACGATTCAAGGATAAATGCTGCAGTGCAATAAATGAACGATCAGGCTCGCCGCCACGTGGTGTCCGCAAGGGGCGCGCGAGCAAGGACCAGAATAGGGTCGCAAGCATCGACGGGCGTATCTTCGCGGGCATTCGCAACCACCTTGCTGGAGAGCGCGACCGCCATGTGTTTCTTCTCCGCTCCCTCGATGCCGCCGCCGCCTGCCATGCCGACGCCGCCGCCCGATCCGCCGCAGATGGCCGACAAGGCGGTGAGCGATGCCGCCAGCAACGTACGCGCCAAGGCCGCCGCGGCGCAGGGCTACGGCTCGACCATCCTGACCGGCGGCCAGGGGCTCTCGACGCCCGCCAGCACGACGCAGAAATCCCTGCTCGGCGCGTAAGCGCGCCTTCGCACCCCAGGTCCTGGCCGGGGCGGAAGGCGGGGGTTACCCGCCGGTGACGCCACGGAGTTTAGCGTTTCTCGCGTAACAGAGAGTGAGTTCCCGTGGCGTCACACTTCCCTTCGTCAGGCGCAGAGCAGGCTGATCAACTGTGGCTGAGACAGTATTTCACCACACGATTGGCCGCGCTCGATGCTGACCGCGCCGGCTATTGGTCGACCTGGCGCGACCTTGCCGCCCACTTCGCGCCGCGCCGCGGCCGGTTCCTGCAATCGGCCAACGACACGACACGCGGCAAGCGCAAGGACCAGCGCATCATCGACAACACGCCGCTGCTGGCCGCGCGCGTGCTGGGCTCGGGCATGATGGCCGGCATCTCCTCGCCGGCGCGGCCATGGTTCCGCCTGCGCTTGGCCGACGATGCGGCCACCGCGCAGGACGGCGTGCGCCAATGGCTCGACGAGGTGCAGAAAAGCATCCTGCACGTCTTCGCCAAGTCCAATCTCTACAATGCCCTGGCCCAGCTCTACGAGGAGATCGGCACCTTCGGCACCGCCGTGCTGTGGGTCGACGAGGATGAGGAGGACGTCGTCCGCGGTTATACGCTGACGGTAGGCGAATACTGGCTGGCCTCGTCGCAGCGCCTGGCGGTGGACACGCTCTACCGTTCGATGTGGTGGACGGTGCGCCAGATCGTCGATCGCTTCGGCATCGACAAGGTGAGCGAGAGCGTGGCCGCGCTCTATCGCAACGGCCAGCTCGATCGAGAGTTCGAGATCGTCCAGGTGATCGAGCCTAACCCCAATGCGACGCCGCGCACGCGTGGCGAGGACATGGAGATGTGGCGCGGCACCTTGGCCGGCCGGATGCCGATCCGCTCGGTGTGGTTCGAGCGCGCCACGCAGTCGACCGACGCCTTGCTGAAGGTCTCGGGCTACGAGGAATCGCCCGTGATGGCGCCGCGCTGGAGCGTCACCGGCTCCGAGACCTATGGCAGCTCGCCGTGCTGGGCGGCCCTGGGCGACGCCATGGGGCTGCAGGTCCAGCAGCGCCAGAAACTGGAGGCCATCGCCAAGATGGTGAAGCCGCCGATGGTGGCGCCGCCCTCGATGCGCAACGAGCCGGCATCGCTGCTGCCCGGCGGCGTCACCTACGTGGCCGATCCGACAGGGCAATCCTTCCGCTCGGCCATCGATATCCGCATCGACCTGTCGCACCTCGGCAAGGACATCCTCGACACCCAGGGCCGCATCAAGAGCGCCTGCTACGCCGATCTCTTCCTGATGATGGCGGAGAGCGACCGCCGCGAGATCACCGCGCGCGAGATCGACGAGCGGCACGAGGAGAAGATGCTGATGCTCGGCCCGGTGCTCGAGCGGCTGCACGACGAATTGCTCGATCCGCTGATCGTGCGCGTGTTCAACATCATGGCGCGCCGTCATCTGCTGCCGCCACCGCCACAGGGCTTGCGCATCGAGGGCATGCAGATCGAGTTCATCTCGATGCTGGCCAGTGCCCAGAAGGCGGCGGCTTCGGCCAGCATCGAGCGGGTCTGGCAGTTCGCCGGCAACATCGCCGGCGCCAAGCCCGAGGTCATGGACCGCATGGACGCCGATGGCACGATGGAGGCCTACGCCGACATGCTGGGCGTGGGCCCGAAGATCCTGGTGCCGCTCGACAAGGCCGATGCCGTGCGCAAGCAGCGCGCCCAGCAGGCGGCGATGGCGCAGACCGCGCAGCGGGCGATGGCGGCCGTTCAGGGTGCCAAGACCCTGTCGGAAACCCATGTCGGCGGCGGCATCAACGCGCTGCAGCGCGTGACGGGACAGGCGTGAGAATATGAGCGAGGCAGCCGCCTACGACGCCAGCAATGTCAGCCACGTGCGGACGCGCGAGAAGCGCGCCCGCCGCGCCCGGCAGCGCTACGACACGGATTTCCGCTGGCTGATGGGCGATGCCCGCGGCCGGCGCCTGGTGTGGCACTGGCTCGCCGCGGCAAGGATCTACGAATCGAGCATGGGCCCGAGCCCGGAAGCCACCGCCTTCAACGAGGACGGCGCAATGCCGGCCCTCGTCCTGCTGGCCGATGTGAACCGCATCTGCCCGGCCGACTACGCGACCATGATGGTCGAAGCCCAACCTCAATCCAGCGACAGCAATGGAGACGAAGATGTCAAATCCGATGCCGAACAGCCCGGCGCCGAATAGCCCGATGCCGATTTCCGACGCCACCGCCGCGCAGCCGGTGACGCCCACCGCCGCCACGCCCGCGCCGGGCACAGCGTCCGCGCCGCCGCCGCCCGACTCGCTCCTGGACGCCGCGGCGGCTGAGCCGGCGGCGCCGATCCAGTACCAGGATTTCACCTTGCCCAAGGGCGTCGAGGTCGACGGCGACACGCTGAGCGCGGCCAAGAGCCTGTTCGCCGAGCAGCGTCTGCCGCAGGAGCAGGCGCAGAAGCTGGTCGATCTCTATGTCGCGCGTGCCAACGCCGCCGCCGAGCGCAACGTGGCGGCATGGCGCGACACGCAGGAGAAGTGGGCGGGGGAGGTCAAGGCCGATCCCGACATCGGCGGCCCGCGATTCCCGGCCTCGGTCGCCGCCGCCTCGCGCGCCATCGAATGGGCGCGTGTGCCGGGGTTGAAGGAGGCACTCGACATGACCGGCGCCGGCAACAATCCGGCGATCGTCAAGGCCTTCGTGCGCTTCGGCCAGGCGCTGGCGGAGGATCGCTTCACCGCCGGCAACGTCGGGACATCCGACCAGCGTTCGATCGCCGAGCGGCTCTACAACAACACGCCCAAGCAGAGCGCGTCCTGATGCTTGAGCAAGGACCAGAATAGGGTCCGCGCCCCACTCGGGCGTATTCTCCGCCTGTTCGTGGACCACGGACGTCGAGAGCGATCCTCCCATCGCCGGCAGAGACTGAACGCCCACCGGGCGGCAGCAGCCGGCACGAGCGATCGGCTTCCGGCGTCGTCGTTCAAGGCATGTCCGCTTGGCCGCGCAGGCCGCGCGCATCTGTCCGCACGACATTCCTCTTTCCGAATGCGTCCAGCGTAGGAGCACGCGCAATGGCTACTTTGAGTTCGACTGCCCTCACCCTCGCCGAATGGGGCACGCGCCTCGATCCCGGTGGCAAGACCGCTGACGTGATCGAGCTGCTCGGCCAGACCAACGAAATGCTGACCGACATGCTGTGGATGGAGGCCAATGACGGCACCTCCCATCTCACCACCGTGCGCACCGGCCTGCCGTCCTCGACTTGGCGCCTGCTGAACTACGGTGTCGCCAAATCCAAGAGCACGACCGCCCAAGTGCGCGACGCCACCGGCATGCTCGAGGCCTATAGCGACATCGACAAGGCACTGGCCGACCTTAACGGCAACACCGCCGAGTTCCGCCTCGGCGAGGACATGTCGTTCATGGAGTCGATGAATCAGACCATGCAGGGCCAGGTGGTCTACGGCAACACGCTGGCTACGCCGGAGCGCTTCACGGGCTTGGGGCCGCGCTTCAGCTCGCTCGGCGCGACCAACGGCGTCAACATTGTCGATGCCGGCGGCACGGGCTCGACCAACACCTCGATCTGGCTGGTCGGCTGGGGCCAGAAGACGGTGCATGGCCTTTTTCCCAAGGGCAGCAAGGGCGGGCTGCAGATGCGCGACATGGGCGAGGTCCGCCTGTTCGACGCCAGCGGCAATGCCTACCAGGGCTACAGCACGCACTTCAAATGGGACTGCGGTCTCAGCGTGCGCGACTGGCGCTATGTCGTGCGCATCGCCAACGTCAACGTGACGGCGGGCGCGGTCACGACCGCCAACCTGATCAACCTCCTGATCACGGCGGCGAGCAAGGTGCCGTTCATCCAGGCGGCCGGCAACAACACGCCGCCGGGCGGCACCAAGCCGGGCGCCGTCAACTTCTCCTTTTACTGCAACCGCACGGTACGCACCGCTTTCGACATCCAGGCCCTCGCCAAGTCGAACGCCCTGCTCACCCTCGAGACCCGCGACGGCAAGCCCTACACCGCCTTCCGCGGCATCCCGATCCGCATCTGCGACCAGCTTCTCAACACCGAAGCGCGCGTGGTCTGAAGCGGATTGCTCAGCCGATTGTGAAATCGGCGCAGCAATCTCGCGACCTTCATCATCTTTCCGGAGAAAAACATGCTTATCGATCAGCTCACTCAGTTCAGCAGCGCGCAGGCGGTCACGTCGATCGGCAGCACGCCCAGCACCAACGTGGTCGACCTCGGCGTCGTGCGCGACATCGGCGGCGCCGTCACCGACAACCTGGCCCTGCTGGTGCAGGTCGTGACAGCCTTCACCTCGGGCGGCTCGGCCACGCTGCAGATCCAGTTCCAGACCTCGCCGGACAATGCGACCTGGAGCAATCCCGCGATGAGCGACGCGATCCCGGTCGCCCAGCTCGTGGCGGGTTACAAGTTCCTGGTCGACGAGATCCCGGGACCGACCTCGCGCTATCTGCGGCTGAACTATGTCGTCGGCACGGCGGCGATGACCGCCGGCACGCTCACCGCGGCGATTGTTCCGTCGCTCGACGTGCAGCCGGCCTATCCGCGCGCCTACGTGGCTTAGGGAGGCGGCGCATGGGCACGTTCAGGGTCCGCGAGACCTCCTACATCAACGACCGCGTCGTCGAGGAAGGCGACATCGTCGAGATCGAGGACAAGATCCTCACGCCCGGTCCCAACCTGGAGCCGGTCAAGCCCGGCACCAGGCCGAGCCGGCCCCCCAAGCCGGCCGTCGCCGACGACGAATAGACTCACGGCGGGGCCGGTCCGGACCGGCCCCGGCGCTTCACGCTTCCGTCTCGCTCAAGCGCCCTCTCCGCCCACGTCTTCGTGGGGGGAGAGGGAGGGGACCTGCGCGTAAGCGCGGGGAGGGTGAGGTGGGCCGCTGACCTTCTATCGGCACATCGTATTTGGAATGACGACCACCTCACCCCAGCGCGGGGGGTACCCCGCGCGACATTGCTTCGCAATGGGCCCCGCCCTCTCCCCCGCAAACGCGGCGGAGAGGGAACGTGAGGCGGACAAGACGCAGCGGAGCAGGGACCAGAATAGGTTCCGCCACCTCTCTCGCTTTATCTTCGCGATCTTCTCTGGAGGCAGGCGCATGGCGACCATCACCGATATCTGCAACGCAGCGCTCTCCCACTGCGGGACGCGCTCCAAGATCAGCTCGCTCGACGAGCCCAGCCCCGAGGCGATCGCCTGCACCACGCATTTCGCCATGGCGCGCGATGCCACGCTGCGCGCCTTCGACTGGAACTTCGCCCGCCTCACCGTGGCGCTGGCCGATCTCGGCTCGCCGCCGGCGCGCTGGGCCTATCGTTACGCGCTGCCGGCCGACTGCGTGCGCCTGCGCCGGCTGAACGATGCCCCGGTGCTGAAATATCCCGAGACTTTCTTCGAGATGGCGGCCGACACCGATCCGACGGGCGCCGTCATCTCGGTGATCCTGACCGATCTGTCGCCGGTGAGCGCGATCTACACCGCTGTGGTGACCGACCCGCTGCGCTGGGACCAGGGCTTCATCGACGCCGTGGCCTATGCGCTGGCCGGGCGCATCTGCTTCGAGCTCACCGGCAAGGACGACCGCGCCACCGCGCTCATCCGCCTGTGGCAGATGACCATCGCCGGCGGCGCGGCCGAGGCCGCCAATGAAGGCAGCAGCGCCAGCCGCAACGCGCTGCCCGATTCGCTGACGGTGCGGGGCTATCACGATCCCATGGGCACGGTGTAGCCATGCCGGCGCTTGCCACCATCCAGCCGAGCTTCGCCGCCGGCGAACTCAGCCCGTTCCTCTATGGCCGCGTCGACCTCGCCAAGTATCACGTCGGCTGTCGTACGCTGCTCAATTTCTTCGTCCATCCGCATGGCGGCGCCAGCAACCGGCCGGGCACGCTCTTCGTCGGCGGTGTCGACGACCACACCCTGCGCCACCGCCTGATTCCCTTTCAGTTCCGCACCTCGCCGGCGGGCCAGAGCTACGCGCTGGTGTTCGGTCACATGACCATGCAGGTCGTCATGAACACCGGAACGTCGGTGGGCTTCGTGCTCGATGGCGGCGGCAATGTCTATACTTTGGCCACGCCCTATGCCGTGGCCGACCTGGCGACGCTCAAGTTCGTGCAGAGCGCCGACACCATGACGCTCACCCATCCGGGCTACGCGCCGCGCAACCTCACGCGCACCGGCCATGCGGCCTGGTCCCTGGCGACGTTGGTCTTCGCGCCCAGGACACCGGCGCCGACGGGGCTCGGCAGCGGCTCGCCGGGCGCCGGCAACGACTACGTCGTCACCGCCGTCGACGACACGACGGGCGAGGAAAGCCTGCAGAGCGCCGTCTGCAGGCTTTCCTCGCCCG